TGAAGGATTCCGCAACCTAGTCCGCAACGTCGTCAACGGGCTATCTGACTATTTTGAATTCATGGCGAACAACTGGATCAAGGCAACAAACATCCTGATTACAGGCATTAACCTCATCAGCCCATTCAAAGACATTCCCAAAATGGGCACGGTCTCGTTTGGCAAAATTGGTGCAGAACCGACTGGTGGCGGATTCACTTCAGCACGTCAAGCAGAGGCTGCAATGTTCGGCGGAGGCGGTAGCGGTGGCGGTTCTATTTCAGCAGCTGCGCCAACACCAATCATGTCGGCACCGTCAGTTCGAAAAGGCGGGGGAGGCTCAAGGAACACAGACGCATCCGTTCCTTACATCTCAATGGAAGACATGGCTCCGCGCATCGTCTACCTCAACCCTGATTCATCTAACGCCATGTACGGCGGGCTACCAAACATCACATTAAACATCGACACACTCTTTGCAGACCCATCAGAAATTGGTCGTCAAGTAGTCGCAAGCCTTTCCGCATACCAAAACCGTTCCGGGCCTTTACCGTTGGCGATTGCATAATGGCATTCCCAACACCAAAGGTCTACATAGCATTTGACGATGGGCCGTATGTGGCGTCCCCGACATGGACAGACGTGTCGTCCTATGTGTTCTCCGCCAATGTCAACCGAGGACGCGCGGATGACTACTCCAACGCAGTCGGCACCGCCTTCGTAGTTCTCAACAACGATTCACGGCTGTTTGACCCGTGGAACACCGCAGGCACCTACTACGGCAAACTCCTACCACGTCGACAAATTAAAATAGAAGGAATTTCTGGCGCAACTACCTATCCGGTCTTTCGTGGATACATCGCAGCATTCCCCGCGCAATTCGCTAACGCAGGCAAATCAGGAACCGTCTCCCTTCAATGCTTTGACGCCCTTGCTTTACTTGCCCAAGAACAAATGCCAGGAGCATTAGATCTCTTTACGCGGTCACTAAACCCAACTGCGTATTACAAACTAAACGACCCGCAAGGTTCGCAAATCTTTACCGATTCCATCAACGGAAACAGCCTCATTAAGTACGGGGCCGACTTCGTCAGTCGACCATCCATGAACTCAAACCTCATCGGCACAAGTTCATTCCTTTCCCAAACAAGCGGCTGGACAAACACGCAAACTCCCATCACAACAACGACGGCTTCAATAGCGTTCTGGGCGCAATCAACAGTCACAAACACGGGATACGCATTCTTGTGGATTAACGGCATCCAACTTTATGTCCGCATCTGTCCCGAGTCGCCTTTTGACGACCGACTCGAGGTGCAAATCATGGACGGGTCGTCAGCCTCTGCGACCTACAACGTCTACAAAGTAAGAACCCCTGCAGGGTCTTTCCCAAAAAACACCGCCGCGCATGTCGCGGTCACATACAACAAATCAGGCACCGCTTGGAACATCTACATTAACGGCGTCCTGCAAACAACAACCTCCACAACCTCAACGGCTGCAGGCGGTGGCACCTTCCAAGAAATAACCCTTTTCGGCGCAGGACAATTCCAAGAACTATCAACATATTCTTATGTCCTTTCCCAAGCGCAAGTCACCGCGTTATTCAACGGCGCGTCAAACGTCTATGTCGAGACAACCGCAGCTCGTGTCGCTCGCATCATCGACTACACAAGTTTTCCATCCGCACTCGAATCAATAACTTCAACGCCAGTCGCGTCGGTCAGCAACATCAGCCTCGGCGGAGAAAACCTCGCAGCCGAATTAGCGTTGGTCAACAACGCCGAAGGCGGGCTTCTCTACACTTCCCGCAACGGCACCCTCACATTCACAGACCGCACCTTTGTTTACACCAACACCAAATCAAACACCACCCAGGCGACCTTTGCCACAGCGTCAATCCCCTATGAACCACAGGTCTCGCTTGAATACTCAGGAGACCAAATCCGCAACGTCTACCAAGTCACCTATTCAGGCGGTGGAAATGTCACCTCGACAAATACCGCAAGCGTTACCGCCTACGGACGCAACGCCACAAGCCTTGACACCCAACTGTCCACAATCGCCCAGGCGGTCACCCTCGCTGCATACGACGCCACAGTCGGGGGACAACTTCTCAGCACCATCAGCCCCGTCTCAGTCGGCGTCACAGCTGCAACAGCAGACTGGTCAACCCTCCTCGGTCTGGAACTATTCGAACGGTACGGAATTACCGTCAACCCGTCTACCGGATCAGCATTTTCACAAACCCAACTTGTCAACCGCATTTCTCACAGCATCGTTCCTGGTCAATGGAAAATGACCGTGGACGGTTCAGCGCGTTACTCGTCGTGGTTCATTCTCAACAAATCAAGCCTCAATGGGCCTGACCTTCTACAATAAGGAAATTATGGCAGTTAAAACTTTTGGAACCGAGGTGCTTACAAGTGCCGATACGAACACTTATTTGGCTAACTCGGGGCTGGTGTATATCGCTAATGGCACTTTGTCGCTAACTACTAGCGCAACAAATGTGACAGGCGTATTTAGTAGCACCTACAAAAATTACCGTGTTATTTTTTATGTATCTGCTCGTTCCACTACAAACAGAGTGGATATGAAATATCTTGTCGGCACTACACCAACAAGTGTTAATTATTATCAGGCAGGCATTGGTTCCGATTATGTTTCAAACACAGTCATTTACTACCAACGTTCAAACGGTGATACTCAATTTTTTGGTTTAAGTTCAGCAGGTTTGCAAACTTTTTCTATGGATATTTTTAATCCCAATAGAGCCGTTCAAACGCCCCATGTCGGCAATATGTCTGATGTAAATACTGGATATGCATATTCCTTAGGTGGAGAAGTTGCCAACACTAACCAGTTCACCGGTTTTCAATTATTCACTACCACAGGCACAGCAACCGTAGAATATCAAGTATTCGGATACCGAGAGGCATAAAAATGAGCGACCCAACAGAAAAACAAATAGTTCACGACTGGTCTACAGGTGAACTTGTTACCTACGAAATTGACGCACCAGTAACCGAAATAGGTACACCCGAAGAAATAGCCCAACTACCTACAAGACTTGCAACCGATGAAACGCTTACTGCTGATTAGCGTTACCCTCATCGCCCTCACAGGCTGCGCAGATCGTGAACGCCTCAACTGCCCACCAACCAAAAACAAAGCACTACGAGGCGTAACCGAAACAATCGCGCCAACAACAGCACCTGCCTATGGCACAGGAGGGAAATGCGTATGAAACCACAAAACAGACTTAGCAACGAAGAAATCAAAGCACGACTCATCTTTGTTGTAGCAATCGGATTGACAGTTGCATTCCTCACTTCAATCTTGGCTTTGCTTTACGGCTTGTTATTTGTGACACAACCTCTCGAGGTCTCGCCTAATGACGACGCAGCCTGGTCTGTACTGTCGCCAATGCTTGCCACCCTTACTGGCGGGCTCTTAGGGGTGCTCGCAGGAAACGGCCTCAAGGATCGTCCGAAAGACCCACCTGCACCATGAGCAATCGTCCTTATCCCTATTACCCATCTTGGGACGGCAAAAAGACACAACCGGTAACGGCAAAACTTGTTGAACTATGCGGAAAGCGTTGGGGAACAAAAAGCCTCGGAACATACGTCAACCGCCCAATGCGCAACAACGCAGGACTGTCCGTCCATGCGACCGGATACGCAGCTGATATTCAATACAAAGACGAAGCCCAAGCCCGCGAAATGTGGGATTGGTTCCTCGCCAACTCAAAAGCCCTCGGACTATGCGAACTGCATTGGTACGCATACGGCGAATACGGCGCGGGCTACCGATGCTCTAGGGGTGAAGGCAAGAAGGGCGTCAAGATCTACACCGCCAACGACAACGCAGGCTCCTATCAGGGCAACCCAAATTGGCTCCACTTTGAAATGGCAAACCAAACCGCGGAAGCATTTGAAGCCGCTTGGCGGGCATTGCCTAAGCCTTAAATCGCCCGAAGAAATCACCCTCTTCGCGCTAGACCTCGGGACTGACTGTGTTTCCCTCATTGGTTCCGAGGTCGAATCCGCCACCTAGACCCTCGCTTGTGTTACAACATCCAGACACGAACAGCGAAGGGAAACCGCTATGACCGATACACAATTCATTTACAGTTTCATAATGGGATGGGTCTCATGTTGGCTCTGGCTCAAAATGATGGCAAACCGATGATGCTTCCAACGTGGGGCTATATGCCGTTATGGTCTAAGGACAAACTAACCCTCGTCCAAATCTTCACGGATTCGGCAACAGAAGAGATCGTCAAAGTCACAGTCGCCAAAAGGGCGGCTCCCTGGATGACGTTTGCTTCGATTAC